CGTTGGAAATAGTATTTGGACACAAGAAACCAGAGAAAGAGTTATGGATAAGGTGTCTATTATTATGGAACAAATGAAAGCAGAAGTTGTCTGTGGTGATGTAGAACCTATTGTAGTGAGTGGAGATTTGGGAGGATGACCGAAGAAAAACTCACACTTCTCCTCAAGGTTCTCAAAGAAGTAGCAGAGGTAAAACACTGCTATGAAGGTCTATTTGGAGATGATTATACTCCAAGTGCTGGTAATTATGATGATGCCTTTGAAGATGGTTGTGCTTATGGTGAGATTACCTTTGCCCGCACTATGTTAGAATGTATTGGTGAAAAGTTTGAATACCCTTGTATGAAAGAAAATGACTGAACGAGTAAAATTCAAAAGTATCACACGAGTGATTGGTCCCAGGAGTGGTATTCATTATTTGGATGCTATTGATGAGAATGGAATGCACTGGGTTGCACAAATGGAAACTGGTGTAGAGCCATGGATTACATATAAGGAGACATGGAAGAAAGACCCCCAGCAACCGTATGACTAACCAACAAATCGATTTCAACCAAATTAAAGATCTGTTCTCTGATCAAGAGTGGGATGCTGCTTATCTGTCTGCTGAACACTTGCAAAGGTCTTCTAGTGCTCCAATCAAGGTTAAAATGCATGTCTTTGGTCATGATATGACGAATGCCATTCATGCCAAAGCTTTGAATGGTATTATTCTGGCAAAGTATTCGACGGAATCAAATGATTATTCTCTGTATCGAGAATCATATGAGAAGTTGTTAACTCTCTTTGATAAGGAAGATTTTGCACCAGTGTATGTGAACTTCAAAGAAGCTTCCATTCTGTCTGGTTTTGGTGTGAGAGCAAAGAACTCATTGGTTTACAATCGTAAGTTTGGTTTTCAATGTAAGTTTTGTGCCTATATCTTCAGGGATGAAATTGCCAATCATGATGATCTAAAACCACAAAAGGGAATGTTGGATCTATGTGATGGTTGTGAGGATTGTATTCGAAACTGCCCCGTGAATGCCATTCATGAGGATTGGATTGATGGCGCAAAGTGTGACAATTTCATTGGATATGGTAATGATCCAAGTGTGTCATCCTTGAAGTGGTTTTGGTATGAAAAGATGAGACCACGGAACATTTCTAAGGATGAAGTGTATGAATGGAATTCTCATGCAACTCATGGTAAAAACATCGTATGGGGTAAAGGTATTGATGGTTCCTATGAGCTAACCATGGAAGGATTGATGAGGGATGGAAATCCAGTTAAGATCCCACACTGTAGGAACTGTCAAGAACAACCAAAGTGTAGTAAGGCACCATTTATTGATGACCAATCATGACTGAACAACAAATTGATCTGTTACGCACTCTCATACAAGCGGAGATTGAATATGCTATCCAGAATGAAAACGACTATCGGTTTGCTTTTGAACAGGATAAAGCAAATGACCAGGCATGGGAAACATTCAAACGAACTTTCAGAGGAGGAAATCTGGAAGACTATGTGGGAGAATGCTGAAAAGATCTATCTCCCAAAGGAAGATTATGATAGACTGGTAGAACGAATTAACCAACCACCCACACCAGAACAAATCGAGAGTATCAGGAAACTTATGCAACGTAAAGCACCATGGGACTGAATGATGATATGCCGTGGGTCAATCTCACTCAAGAAGAAGTTGATGAACTCCGCACAAAGAAGTATGAACTCACGGAATACGGTAAACACCGCATACAACAACTGATGAACAATCAAGAACCATACCCTGATGCCATGTTTGAAGAAGCTGAGCGTAGGGAAAAGAGCAATCGTGTTCTACAACGCTACAATGATTACTACAATATGGAATGTGCCAGTTTGCCTCATGGCACACCCATTACACCAGAACATCAACAAATGATTACTCTACAGTGTATGATTGATGCCATACGCTGTGAATATCTCAATCAAGAATATAATCATATCGCTATCACTGATATTGAAGATCTGATCGAACAATTAGATCATCAAGCAACTAAGTTTCTAGAACGAGTGAGACAAAATGACTGATAAAGAACTGTACAATCCAGATGAATTCCTACTGGACAATATCAAGAGCTATCACTATGAGGTAATGGATGAAGGTGAACATGTATGGATGGCATTTTACTTTAATAACGGTAATACAGGACACTTGAATATTTTTCTCAATAATGGTAAAATCAATACACGTTATGAAGAATGGGATGAAGAAACAACATGATCTTAATTACGTATGCAATTGGTGTCATGGCAGGATCTGTTCTAATTAATTACTTACTCATGAAATATACGGATGATGATGATGACACTTAGAGCACAAACATTAATGCAAGAAGTATGGAATGAACGTAACACATGGGCAGATACAGAAAATAAACTTGTTGCAGCAATCATTCGTAAGATGATCTCTCATGCTAAAACATACACAGCATCAACAATGAATGATCTACAAGTGATTGATAAGAATGATCTTATCACACTGTCAAAAGAACTAGAACAACTCAAATGACATTCACTCAAACATCTAATCAACCATACGATAGACACAAGTATAAACTCTATCTAACAAATGGTAAGGTAGAACAGTATGAATGGTATGATGAACTAATAGCACGATGGATACAAACACCATCACAGTTCCTATCACATGTAGAAGTCATAGATAGAAAGAAAAAACGATAGGATGATTGACGAGAATACACCCTACAAACTAGCAGAAATCATACGAGATACATGGCCTCAATTATATCATCTGAAGAGAGATGATATTGATAATCAACAAGGTTTTCAAGGTGCTTCCGCTCCAGTCATAGCAAGGGTTCTCAATAAGAAAGGTCTTATTGATAATCAACAATAAGAAATGGTTAAAAAAATATAGTATATCCGAGTGATACAGAGGTATTGATCTGTATCGTTCGGTAACGTTCGAGAAGGTGCGGAGTGGTTGTTGGCTTAGCGTGTAACCTATCGAAAGTCAAGTTCAGGTGTGCCAGTACTCAAAGTGTCACAAAACCCCTCTGAGGACCTCCCAGATGCCTTATACTACCTAGGTAATCGAGAGACATCCCAAATGCTCACCACCACTGAGGTTATTGAGAAACCCCTGACCCCTCAGCAGAAGATTGCCCTGGACAATCAGCAAGTCTGTGAGGCATTCGTAGAAGCTCTTAAGGCAGGTGATAAGAAGACTGCTACCGAGTATGCTAAAGTGATCATGTTGAAGGCGATGTCCCTCTGAAGTTTTCCACAACCTGTGGAAACTGTGGAAAACTCATTTATTGAGATTCTCAATAATCTTAAAATATTGAAAATCCTAATATTTGAGTTTTTTGAGTTTTTCGAAAATCTTAAAAACTTAACTTTTTAGTTTTTTAAGATTTCTTGTTTTTCTTACCATTTAAACTTTAATCACACACACAAAATGAACAAATCCTTCAATAATCTTCAGAGTTCAGCTATTAACTCTATTGAAGTAGTTGATAGTACAGTTAAAGTAGTGTATAATAGTAATGTAGACAAAGAATATACATTTAACTGTGAAAATGTAGAAGAATTTGTAGAAGAATTGTCTAAAGAATTGATCAGTATTGAATTAGAAGATAATAAAGGATCTGTTGGTCGTTTTATCAACAAACAGATCAAAGATCAAGTCCTAGTTCAATCTAAATAATCACACACTGTTTGAGTAACTAAACCCCAAGACAATGAGCAACAAGAATTACCGTTCGAATAGCAACGATAAGTTTAAACAATTCGACGATGAATTTGAAGACTACGGCTACGATGTAAAGAATGTACGTAGGCAGTCTAAAAAGAAAGTTACCAAATTTAAGACCAAAGATGATTGGTATGAGGACAGTTTCTGAAGTGGCACACTAACACCCCCAGACCCTCCCTGATGATGTATTGTTAACAAGTCGTCAGGGATTGCCCCATGATTTTCTACACTTCCACGAACCACGGTTGTGTATATTCTCTGTCTCAGGAAGATGGTGAAGAACTGTTCTATGCTCCCATCTATGCTAACGGTAGTGTGAATTTGAATGAATTTGCCCCTGTAGATATGGATGATATTGATATGGATGACATGGAGTTGTTTGATATCATGAACCGCCTGCGTCAGATGGCAGCAGTGTGACAGTCTCTGAACTGTCTACTAATCACTCCAAACCCCATCTGGGGATGCCATACTAACCAAGTCAAACAAATTTCACGAATGACTAACACTTTCATGAAGGCATTTGTTAACACTTTGATGATCAATCTTGCCACCATCGCTGCTGTTATCGTTGGTGTGGTGAGTTATGCTTACCGTGCTGCTAAGGTTTGGTATGCTGAGAATGGCGAAGATCTTCGCTACGATGTTAGTTTCCAACTCGCAGAATTCTTTGGTTCACTTCACTTTAAGTTTGCTGATATGGCAGGAGAGTTTGATGATGATGTGTGACAGTTAAGCAAGTGGCACAAGGGGGGTTGCAATTGCCCCCATCCTGACCCATACTAAGCAAGTCAACCAAACGACCCGACAATGCGTAAGATCGAACGTCTGATGAATGCTGCTATCAAAGCAGGCAAAGATTGGAAGCTCGCTAACACTGAGGTGGTGGCATGTTCTAACGTTACTGATGTCTTCCTGCATGGCAATCTGATTGCTCGCATTGGTGAAACCTGGATTGAATTGTTCGATGGTGGTTGGCAAACTGTTACCACGAAGTCTCGCTTGAATGCTATTCTTCGTGAGCATGGTTTGCCTCATGAGGGTATCTTCCAGCGCAAAGGTCAGTGGTTTGTTAACATGAATGACATGACCATTCCTTTCTTCTCGGGTATGCGTCTTAACTGACGATTGCCCTCATTAAATATAATCAACACTCACGAGGGTTAGCATGACTATTCAAGAGATGTACCAAGAGATGAAAGATCAACAAGTGGAAGATCAGAAGCAAGGATATAATGACCCTGATATGTACGATGATTGCTATACTTTCATAGAGATCGATTACACTACCCAAGAATAGAGAACTGGGCGGCCGCTTCGCTGCCCCTTCCCTCCCCTCCCGCCCTCTAGGTTAGTCGCCTGGAGGGCGTCTGTCTAGGTGGGCTGGGACAGTTCGGCAACTGACCACCAAACCCACCAGACTGCCCCTAGGGGTGCCATACTGATCTCATGAAACAAACCGCTCACACCGCTTACGCTCAGCAGATCCTGGCAAAGGGTCGGGATCTGCCTACTGCCCCTGCCCCTAAGGCGCAGTACCCCCGTACTATCCATGGTCGGGTCTTTCAGACTGAGGCAGAGTATAGGGAGGCACTGCATGACTTCCTGAACGGCATGTGACAGTCGGGAGGGTGGCCACCACCCCTTGACTTTACCCCTGATCTGATCCATACTAACAAAGTCAAATCAAACGAGACTATGACAAAGACCGAAGCAACTGCCCTTGCGATCGCCGTTGTTCACAGCAACTGCCCGAACGCTGCTAATGGTCACGTTCGGATGCTGCATCAGTCTGCCGATGGTGCTGAGATGCTGCGCCTGATCGTTCGTGATAATCTGGCAGGTGCTGGTGACATCGTAGCAGATGCCCTGATGGACAATCTCTGAACTGTCCACCAAACCTCCCAAACCCCGTCAAGGGGTGCCATACTAAACAAGTCAACCAAACAAAGCAAATGAGCATCACTCTCACCGCTAACTACAAAGAAGTTCTGAACGCTCACACTGTTAACAAGATCGATGAATTGATCGATGAGAACTATGCTCTGGATGACATGCTGGAGTTCATTGACGCTCACAATGAGGATGACTTCTGCAACTATTATGAAGAGTATGTGCGTTGTGGTGAAGCGATCGGATATGATGCCGTTGATGCCCTGATCGAAGAAATGGGCGACATGTCCTATATTGACTGCTGTGATGAGCGGTTCCGTGGTTGGTATGAATCCGAGGCAGACTTCGCTGAAGAATTCTACAACGAGATCAGCGATGTTCCCTCTGCATTGGTGATCGATTGGCAGGCGACCTACGATTCCTCCCTACGTTATGATTACACCTGCTGTGAGGTGAAGTATCGTCAGGTTGCTGTGTTCAGCGACTATTGAGCAATGGGAATGGGTGCGCCCTAAAGACGCCCAGCAAACTAACAACAATTCAATGTCACACTACAACATGCCTAGTCTGCCTGTGATTCGTTCTAACCAGCAACCTAGTGTGACACTTGCAGATCTGGTCTATCGTTGGTTGATGCGTCGTCTGGGGCTGTAGACTGACAGCATCGAAACGAACCATCATGACGACCCTCGCCAAATCAATTCTCGTGATGCTGACCGCCAGCGTTACCATCGTTGCAGGATCCCACGTGCTAGACGCTGCTCTGAAGGTTCGTGATAAGATCGACCACCGCAACGCCCTAACCTGCCAGCAGATCAACGAGGTGATGCCAGGCGGGTGCCAGATGCCCAAGTGACCACCAGCTGCCCCGATGGGCACCGCTGACCCTGTAGACTAACCTCAGTTCAAACGAAACGACCCATGACCAAAGCAACCGCCACCCTTCCTACCTACAACGGTTGGGCAACTTACGAAACCTGGAATGCTGCCCTGTGGATCGGCAATGATCAATTCCTCTACAATACCGCCAAGGCATGTGTAGAGTACTGTGGCGACAATGAGACCCCCTGGGATAAGTTCGTGCGTTGCATGATGGATGGCATGATCGGTCGCCACCTCGGGCAGACTGGTGACGGCGTGGCATGGGATAGCGTCGCCATCGATGCCGATGAGATGAACGCCATGATGGCAGATCTGTGACGGTCGGGAGACTGTCCCCCATCTGCCCCGATCCTGCCTCCTGACCCTGTAGACTAACAGCATGAAAGAAAACACCTTCACCCTCTCGCTCCGTGACCGCTGCCTCGCCCTCGCTGAGGCACAGGCATGGGAGATCAATGGCGACATCGACGCTGTGGATCCTGACGACCTCGAATCCTGCCTGGCAGGTCTGACCGAGGACAACCTGGAGGAGACGGCTGGCAATCTGGCACACCTCGCCGCCTGGTGCGCCTGAGCGCCCTGTAGACTAACAGCATGAACAAAACCAAGATGACCCACAACGAACTGATCGCCTCCGTGATGGCATCCTACACTGAGCGCCTCGCCCGTGAGGAGGCACACCGTCAAGCGATCCGTGATGCCGTCGCTAACGGGACCTACCAGGCACCCGAGGGACAGTGGGGCGAGTGGAACATCAGCGATCGGGACTGACCCCCAGACCGTCTAGACTAACCCCATACCAAACGAACCGAGCATGGCACTCTACAGCATGGCAACCGACCTCCAGACCCGCCAGACCGTGTGGGTCAGCACCAACGTGGTGAAGGGTCGCCCCCAGCTGAACTCCCACCGTCAAGACCGCCTAGGCGCATCCCTGGCAGCAGGGGGCATCGATGGGTTCAGCGCAGCAGAGCTGGCAGGTCTCCACACAGACTACCAGGGCAAGGGGTGACCCCCCATCCTACCACGTCCCCATTCTCTACACTAACTCATGACCAGCAAACAATTGCACAAACTCGCAAAGGTGCATGGTTGGGTATTACAAAGGAACGGCAGCAAGCATTACATCTATCGCCACGAAGATGCAGGCAAGCAGATCACAATTCCCTATCAAGTGCGTGAGTTCGTAGGACGCAAGATCGCCAAGGATTTGGCAGCAGTTTGAGACACTGGGGGCAGTTAATATGCCCCCCCTTCGTTATATCGGGGCGGCCGAGCGGGTCCCATATCGCACCTCCCCTAACCTACAAAAGTATCCAGACGAGCGATAAATATTTTTGAAAATGGTTTTTTGAAAACCTCTGAAAGAAAAAAATTTCCCCCAGAAAAAATCATGGAAAAACCCGATTTCGATAGTTTCAATAATATACTAGATAACTTTGATGACTTCTGTGACGCCTTCGAAAGTCGTGCGGCGGAAGCATTCCTACGAGGAGATCAGAATGATGGAAGAGTTACAAGAGCAACAGCAGAAATTGGATCAAGTACTCCTAACGCTGTCAGAGAGATTGCAGAGCCTGGAGGAACGCCTATTGAGATTGGAGAGACCTTCGTTAATGTATCGTCGTCCGAATGCGAGTGATTACGAAACACTCTCAAACACTCTAGATTATCTACATAATAACGTGGAAGGAATTAAAAAAGATTTGTTGCAAGTCGCAAGATCGGTATAATGCCAAACATCGTAGGACCAGAAACAATCGACACGCCCAGTACAGATGGAAATTGTCTGTATCCAGAAAAGAAGCTAGGAGGAACGCCATATGTTTCTCCCAACGTGAAGATGGAGGGAGAAGAGGTAAAACTATATAATTCATTAAATTTACCAGCATCTGTGGATGGCGTTAAGATTAATCCCGCCATTCCTCTGCCATGTCAACCAGGAATACGAAGAATTGAACCAGTGATTAACGATAGTGTGTTAATTAATGGTCAACTCTTCGCAGTAACTGGTGATGAGGCAGATTTACTGACTGGGGCAACAACACCAAGGCCCTTGACAGGACCGTACAGTTATCCTACAATACAGATTGGTACACAAAAAGCATTGGAGAATTCATAAATGGCAGCAAAATCGAAAGTTGGTCTAGTAAAGACTGGTTACACCGAGGGATCACCGAAAAAGACCCGTCAAGGGCGTTCACAGAACACTCACCTAGGTGCAAGTTCACGTAATGGTCGTAAGAAGCGTTATCGTGGTCAGGGCAAGGGTTGAAGACATTAAATAGTTATGAGCGCCGACATCTCCGAACGGGATAGCAACCCCGAAAAAAGTTCTAATATTAGATCTTTTAAGGAGCAAAACAATGGGACTATATCCAGTCGATAAAAGTAAAGAATTTATTGATGAAGGTATGACTCTAATTACAGAGACAGATAGTGAAAAATATCTGAAGGCACATAAAAAAATGAAGAAGAAAGAAGAACTTTATTCAATTCCCGAGGATCGTTATGAGCGTCCTTGTGGTGGTTCTGGCGGTTTCGATGATTTCGTAGAACGCTGGCACGAGTGAATAAATAGTAACAGCCTTGCTGTGTCTAAATGCCCGAATTTCAGACGTTCAAAGATTTGAGCGTTACTTTTAAGAAGCATCCAGTCACTGATGATCTTGTCACAGTGAAGGATAAGGCTGCGATATCGCAGTCTATTGTTAATCTGCTTCTTACTAGTAAGGGTGAGAGATTATTTCAACCAAATTTGGGTTCTGGTATATACCGTAGTTTATTTGAACCTTTAGATTATGGTACTGCTGGTCTTATCCGAGCAGAGGTTGCTGACGTTCTAGAACGTTACGAACCAAGAATTGTTGTCAGAAAAATTATTTGTATGCCAGATTTTGACAATAATGGGTATTCAATTGAGATTACCTATGAAATTCGTGGAAGAGAAGACACACCTGTAGCAGTCGAATTCTTTCTAGAGCGTACTCGATAATGCCTTACACTCAACTTGCCAATTTAGACTTTAATGATATTAAAGTTGCTCTGAAAGAATATCTCAGAGCTCAATCTGAATTTACTGATTATGATTTTGAGGGTTCGGCATTATCGAACCTAATTGACGTACTCGCCTATAACACCTACTACACGGCGTTTAACACCAATATGGTAGTCAATGAACTATTCATTGATTCTGCCACCTTGAGGGACAACGTAGTGGCGATTGCGAAGCAATTAGGGTACAGACCAAAAAGTATAACGTCTCCAACGGCGTATATTTCTTTTTCTGTAAATTATACAAATACAACAACAGATACTCAGATCATTTTAAAGAAGGGCACAGGATTTGTTGCTTCTTACGATAATGTGTTATATCAGTATGTTGTTTTAGACGATGCGAAGGCACAAGTTGCAAATCAGACTGCAACATTTACTAATGTGCCAATTAGAGAAGGAAATCAACTTCTTAACACGTTTACAGTAAATAGTTCACAACAATCGCAGAGATTTATTCTTGATAATGCGAATATTGACACAAATACAATTCAAGTAAAAGTATTCCCAACTGGTAGTGGATTTTCAGAGCAATACTTAGTTTCAGATAATATTCTTGGTGTAGATGGAACTTCCAAGGTATTTTTCTTAAATGAGATCGAAGATGAAAGATACGAACTCATCTTTGGTGATGGAGTACTAGGAAAGAAATTAGAAAATGGAGCAGTGATTGAAGCTTCGTATATTGTAACATCAGGTCCAGCATCGAACGGTGTTAAGACATTTGTATTTTCTGGTGTTCTAGAAAATCAGGATGGATCTACTGCTGGTCCTCTTTCAATTACAGTAAATTCGACTGTTCCTGCTTCTGGTGGAGAGGCAATCGAATCTACTAAGAAAATTAAGTTCAATGCACCAAAGTCATACGGGACACAAAATCGTGCTGTAACTGCCGATGACTATACTGCTATTGTTCGTAACATTTATCCAGCAACGAGTGATGTGATCATTTTTGGTGGAGAAGATCAAGTTCCACCACAATATGGAAAAGTCTTTATTGCTTTAAAACCAAATGATGCATCGTATATAACTTCATTCACAAAGAAAGAAATAATCAAGCAATTAAAGAATTTTATTGTTGCTTCAGTAGAACCAGTGATTGTAGATCCATCAATTCTATTTGTTGAATTGACAAGTAAGATTTACTACAATTCTTCAATGACTTCCGATACTACTGCACAAATTAGAGATAAAGTTATAACTGCACTGCAAAATTATATCGATGTTTCCGATCTAGAAAAGTTTAATGGTAAGTTTAGATACAGTAAAGCAATTGGTGTTATTGATGAGGCAGATAAATCCATCAATTCCAACATTACTACTGTTACTATGAGGAAGGATTTTTATCCTCAACTAAATTCCACCTTCTATTATGAGATATGTTTTCAGAATTCTTTTGACATAGATTGTGATGCTCCAGTCCTTTCTACGACTGGATTTAGAGTTACCGAGTATCCAAACTTTGATGTCTATCTTGAGGATAGGGGTGGCAAAATTGTCCTATATACACTAGATGCTATAACTGGTGAGAAAGTTGTCCTAGACAAGGAAGTTGGCGATATTGATTATGCTAAAGGCGAATTAAAAATGTATGATTTAACGATCATAAAAGGAAGCTTCTTTGACAACAGAATATCAGTTAGAGTAAAACCATTATCTAATGATATCCAGGCATTCCGAGAGGTTTATCTTGATGTTGATATTGCTAATTCATCCTTTAGTGCATACAAAGAGTAAGTAGATGGCAGTCAAGACCAAAAGAATTTCTACTCTTATTGAGTCACAACTTCCAGAGTTCATTTCTTCGGAATATGAACTTTTTGGTAAGTTTGTAGAGAAATACTATGAATCTCAAGAGGTTCAAGGAGGGCCACTTGATATCATCAGTAATATACAGAAATATCTAGATATTGATTATTACGAGAAGTCACTACTTAAGCAGAATACAATTCTAGTATCATCTATTAATAATTCGGCAACTTCTATAACATTAGAGGATGCTTCTGGATTTCCAGAAAAAAATGGTTATCTTAAAATTGGTAATGAGATTATTTTTTATGCAGAAAGAACTGGTAATGTAATCTCAGAATGCTTCCGAGGAGTAAGTGGAAATATTTCACTTGGAGATCTATACGAAAAATCAGCATTTACTACTACTAGTGCTGAATCGCATTCTTCTGGAGATCTTGTTCTTAACGTTAGCAATTTATTTTTATATGCTATTGTTAAAAATTTCGAATCGCAATATCTAGCGTCATTTCCCGAAAAATACTTAAGAGGGGAAGTAGACAAAAGAACTCTGATTAAAAATATTCAGAAATTTTATAAGGCAAAGGGAACAGATAGTTCAATCAAGTTTATCTTCAATACAATTGTTACTCAAGATATTGAAGATAAACCATCTGTTTATAAGCCAAGAGATTTTACATATAAGTCTTCTGAATCTGATTGGATCAACATTTATGCTCTAAAAGTTAAAGTTGTATCTGGAAATCCAAAGACTTTAATAGGAAAGACCATTGTACAGTCTCCAACAGACGAGTATGGATATGCTTCTGCTACAGTTGATAATGTATTTGCTGATGGCACAGTTGATAATGAGCAAATATGGAATATTGTTCTTGCTCCAGAGACAGTCAACGGTTTATTCTCTGTATCGACAAAGACTAGATTAGAAAAAGACCTATTAGCATCCAGTGGATCAACAAAAAGAGTTAGTGTTTTCTCAACTCTTGGTTGGGATCAATCTGGGGAAATTTTAATTGATGATGAGATCATTAAGTTCTCTGATAAAAATGCTACTCAATTTATAATTGAAAGCAGAGGATCAACACCAGTTTTACATAGTAAAGATGCTTTTGTCTATAAACCAGTAGTTCTCAGTGGATCTGGTGTAAAACTAATTAGTTTAGGTATTGTTTATAATTTAATTCCAACAGATACACAACCATACTCATCTGTTGGCGATGAAATACAAATTTCTACACCTGGATTTGAAACTGCAGATCCAAAGATTGTAGTAACTGGAACTAATCAACCAAGATGGATATTAGGTCAAGGTAATCCTGTTAATATACCAACCAATCCAGCACTTGCTAGTAGTCTAGATGATGTGCCAACTGATGTTTCTGCAATTTTTGAGGATGACCAATACTATTATATTGCAAGCTCTAGTTATCCATCATACAAAATTCTTGATGGATCTACAGTAGATCAACAGTTGCTAGATCAAAAGCAATTAAGAATACTAAGAAAATTTCCAACTAGAACCACTGAAGTCTATAAAACGCCAAAAAGAGATGTTGGTGTTCTTGTAAATGGCACTCCAATATTTAGTTTTAGAGATGAAGAGAGCATCCGTTTTGGAATACTTGAGGAAATTAAAGTAGATACTCAAGGAACTGGATATGATAAACCACCATTTGTTCTTTTGGATGGAGTACCAAACCAAGCAAGAGCAGTTTTATCTGGTCAAGTCGTAGAAAAAATTATTGTTGATACAAATACAGTTTTCCCAAGAACTCCAGAGGTAACTGTTACTTCGGGAAGAGATGCTGTTGTGAGAGCGGTGGTTACCAAAGGAAAAGTCACTAGTCTTATAATTGATAATCCTGGTGAATACTATTCTTCTCCACCTATTATAAGAATTAGAGATAATGCTGGAAGAGGAAGATTTGCTGATTATACAGCAGTTGTAAACACAGACGGAAAGATTACCGATTTTGTGCAAAATGCTGAGGGTAACTTCTATAATCAATCAACAGTTATTGTTGATGTAATTCCTGTTGGTCGTGGTGCATCTGGAATTCCATATCTGAAAGAATGGAACAAAAATAGATTTGCAAAGTATTCAACCAGATTGGATACCGAATATGGATATATTTTCGAAAATTACAATAGTGTTTTAAAATATGGATATGGTCATGTTGCAAACCCAAAGGCATTAAGAGTTGCATTAAATGACAATATTAATATTGCTGGAGCAGAACCATCTACTAAGACCCACTCTCCAATAATTGGATTTGCTTATGATGGCAATCCAATTTATGGTCCTTTTGGACACCAGGATGCATTAAATTCACAGTCTCCTATTGTTAGGATGACATCTAGTTACAGTTTAAATAACAACCGCTCTCAGGGTCCATCACTAACAATATATCCTATAGGATCATTCGTTAATGACTACAGATACATTCACAAAAGTGGATCACTAGATCAAAATAACGGTAGATTTTGTGTTACTCCAGATTACCCACAAGGAACATATGCGTACTTCTTAACAATAGATAGTAATCAAGTTCCACAGTTTCCATATTTTGTTGGAGAGAATTTTTATTCTCTTCCAGTAGATAGTAACTATAATTCAAATATAAATCAGGCAGATATTCCTAAAAAGTCTAAGAGACTGTTTATTCCTGGTATGCCAAGAAATGGTGATGGAGTAATTGCTCAAATTGCTGAGGTAAAATCTGGAACTGTAGATTCGATCTCCATACTAAATTCATCAGACAATTTTTCTGTAAATTCAAAGGTTTATTTCGATAATTCTGGCACAGAAGGAAAAGAAGCAGCTACGGTTGTTTCTTTTGTAAAGGGAAAACCAGTAAATTATTTGTACAGTAAAGAAAATAAAGTTGTACAATTAACTACTGTTCAAACTGCCTACTTATTTGCAAATGACACCCTTAGTCAACCAGCTTCTGGTGCATATGGTGAAATAGTTGGTACTGTAGCAAATGATAATCTAATTGTACTTAAAAATGTCATCGGAACTTTCAATGGCACTGGTACATTCTCTGCTGCAATTAAAACTTTCTCTATCTTAATTGATCAAAACAGTTCATATACAGAAGGAGCTATTCTAAGCTTAACAGATGGAATAAATCTTCCAGTAGCTACCGCACAAGTATTAGAGGGAACATCTAGTCAAAATATCGTTAAAATTAAGGTTTTAACTGGAACTTGGAGTGTAGATGATAATTATTTCATTCAATCTAGCGATCTTTTTAATACCTCTGGTTCTAGAATTGTAACTCTTACATCTCTAAGTGATGGTTTAGTTCCATTTGACGTTAACCAAAGTGTTGCATTAGTAGAAA